GATGTCCCTGGAAAGTTCATCCTCGGCGGGATCGACATTGGCCACGCGCACATTAGGCGCGGGCGCGGCGTCCGTTGCGGGCGCGGCTTTTTTATTCGCCCTCGCCGCGGGCGCGGCGGAGGCGGGTTCCGCCGCGTTTTCGGCGGAGGCGGGTTTTTCTGTGTTGCGAGCGTTCGATTTCGTGTTTGCGGGCATAGGATGCCGAACACTACGAATCCCGTCAAAAACTCAATGCCGTGTTTGTGAAATGGCAGCAAGTTGCAGCAATTACATACGTAAAAAACATGCTTTAACATTCTGCCTACCACCACATTACAGAAAAAACATCGAAAATCAAAATTTTCCCAAAAAAACGCCTCTTACCTCTGAAAACTTACGCAAGCACGTGGTGGAGCCAACAACTTGTGAAAGTATTTTGGATTTTGGATTCTCGATTTTGGATTGCGCTACCGCGCGAAACTGAAGCCGAAAAAACACACTGGCGCGGAAGCGCCCCAATCCAAAATCCAGAATCCAAAATCCAAAATCCCTTCACGAGCGCAGCTCGTGAATCCTCTGCTTCAACGTCGCCAGCGCGTCCACCCGCCCGCCCGCGTGCGTCCCCTTCGTGTGGTCGAGCGACGGCGACGACGCCGCGAACATCGCCTCCCCCAGCTCCTCATCGATGAGCTGCTCAATCGCGGCGAGCCGCGGATCGTCGGCGTCGACGCTCTTGAGCGCCGCGCGCAGTTGCGCTTCGTCCATTCGCTTATACGAATGGCGGATAAATATGGTTTTTGTTTTCATGGTGTTGTCATTTTGGATTTTGGATTCTGGATTTTGGATTGCGCTGCCGCGCGAGTTTGTTTTCTCGATTTCAGTTTCGCGCGGCAGCGCAATCCAAAATCGAGAATCCAAAATCCAAAATCCGGTCACGCCGCTTCCAGCGGCTTCGTCCCCGTCCTCCCAATCATCGGATTCTCCTGGTATTGCTGCAACAGGAACTGCAAATTCTTCACGCGGTTCTGCACCAGCTTCGCGAAAAACTCATCATCCGGCGATTGCGGCTGCTGCAGACGCCGCGCCAGCACCGGGCTTCCCTGCACGCTCCGCTGCAACACCTGCAAACGCAACTGCGCGTTGCTCCCGTCCTGCCGCAACGGCGGCTCGATGCCCTGCGTCATCATCAACAACGCCTGCTGCTCGTCCTTCGCGTCGGCGTCCGTCGCCGTCCCCGCGTCCGTCAGCGCGATGTCCGCCAGCGCCGGATCAATCGCCCGGAACGCCGCCCGTATGACCATGTTGTGGTCAATCGTCCCCGCCGTGTCATACGGCACAAGCTGCGCGATGGCCTGCATGCGCTTCATCACGAACTCCAGGTTCAGATCATTCACGTTGTAATTGATGACCGTGCGAAACGAACCGCGAATCTCATCGCGCGAAAGCTTTTGCACCGGCCCGCCCGACACCAGGCTCATCTCCACATCGCTCATCTGGTCCTGCATCAACATCAGCGCCTTGCCCCACGCCACCACCCAGTTGTCCAGCCAGTTGTTCACCAAGTTCTGCAAAATCGCCGTCCGCAACTCCGGCGGCACGTCCGCCGACAGACGCCCGAAATACTCCGACAACGCCCCCCGCGCCGTCTGCTTCGTCACCTGCGACGACGACGGAAACGGCGGCGGCATCATCCACGTCACATCATCGGCATTGCGCACCGGAATCTCCGTCATCGGCCCGAGCACCGTCGACAACCCCCCGCGCCGCATGTTCACCTTCAACGGCGGCAGCGTCGACAACTGCGTGTAGTCCGCCATGCAGTCATCCTGGATTTTCACCTGGTATTGCGCGCTCGCCGCTATCTGCGGAATGCCCCTGCTGTTCTGCGCCCCACGCATCACCGACTCATGCCGGAACAACACGAACGGATATTCGCCATCCGGATAATCCAGCAACTCGTGACGCCCGAACACATCCGTCACCCGCGCCGAAAACAACGTCACATACACCCCCTCTATCCCGTAATCGTCCGCCGTCTTCGAATACGCCCACCAAATCTCGTAGAGATTCTCGCTCGTCTCCGACAAAGCGTAGCGCGTGATGTTCGGAAACACGATGTTGCGCGCCACCGCCTGGATGTCCGTGTAACCCGTCCCCTTTTCGAGCACCGCCTCGACGAACCCCGCCTCCCAGTTCTCCGCCGCCGCCCGCACCCGCAAATCCGCCTCCGAGATAAGCTCCCGCTCAAACACCACGCGCGCCCGCTGCACATCGTCAATGTCCGCCGGGAAATACACCTCGTCCATGAACCGCAGCGCCCTGAACGCCACCCCGTCCACCCGCGGGTAAGGCAACGGCAACTCCGTCCTCCCCACCCGCCGCAACTCCAGCAACGCCCGCCGCAGAACCCCCGCCTTCACCGTTGGAAACAATTCCCCCAGCGCCTCCAGCGCCTCCCCCTCGCGCAGCGGATTAAAGATCATGTCCCCCGCGTCCATCACCGCCAGCGCCTGGGAATTTTCGATTTTCGATTCTCGATTTTCGATTGGGCGCTCCCGCGCCAGGGGATTTTCGATTTTCGATTCTCGATTTTCGATTGGGCGCTCCCGCGCCGCAGGGTAGGGCGAAGCCTCCGGCTGAGCCGCGCCACCTTCGCCATCGGAGCGGTAGCTCCCAATCGAAAATCGAGTTTCGAGCGAAGCGACAGGCTTGGCATCGAAAATCGAAAATCCCCGGGCCTGCACCAGCAGGCCCTCCACATCCTCCACCGTCAGCACGCGCATCTCCATCGCCGCAATCCTCCTCCACCACACCTTCATCACCCCCACCCCGGGATCATCCCCCTCCTGGTAATTCGCCAGCAACGCCGCCTCGTGACGCAACTCCGGCTTGAGCCTCACCTCGCGCAACCACCGCAGCAGGCGCGACACCTTCGCGGCGTTCTCCGCCCCGTCCACTCCCAGCGGCACCGCCTGCATCTCCCCCGTCATCAACGCCTCCGCCAGCAATGCCACGCGCTCGTTGATGATGCTGTCGACGATCATCGGCCGCGTGTCCGCCGCCCCCTCGAACGGCCTTGCCCCCTCCCCGTGCTTGCGGCAGTCCGCCGCCTGCGATTCCCAGCGGCAAAGCCGCGTGTCCTCGGCGTCCCGCTGCCTCTGGCGCAGCGCGCCGGACGCGGAGCGCACCGTGTTAAGCTCGTTGCGAAGCGCGTCCAAGTCCGGAGACGAAGCAGCGCGAGATAGTATTTTCGATGATGATTCAGTAGGCATGATGTTATTTATTGTGCAATGTATGACGTTGGTTTTTCTGTCGCGAAAAGTGGAATAGTAGTAAGTTTTCAGTGTTCAGTTTTCAGTTTTCAGCCCGGCGCTCCCGCGCCGGAAGGCAGGGCGAAGCCTCCGGCTGAGCCGCGCGCCCCTCCGCCGCTTGCGGGCTTTGCCCTGAAAACTGAACACTGAAAACTGAAAACTTTTCCCGTTTTGTCAGCGCGCGCAACTCCGCCAGCGAATAATACGCCCGCCCGGACGCGCGCAAATACACGGGCGTGACAACGCCGGCGTCGCAGAGCTTGGTAAACTCCCTGTCAGACACCCCGAGCGCATCCCGCGCCCCCGCGCGCCTTAAATACCCCCACCTCATCCCGACACCCCCTTCCCCGCCTGCTCCCGGCGTGTCCCTTGTGTCTCCCCCTGCGTCCTGAGTCCGGAGTCCTGCGTCCCCCCAGCATCCCACAAAAACTCCTCCTGCGCCGTATCGCGCCTTATCCGCTCCATCGCGGCCCTGTGGTAATCCCCGTCCAGTTCGCACGCCGTCAAATCCGCTCCGAAGTAATGGCACGCGACCGCGATTGACCCGCTGCCCAAATGCGTGTCAAGGATGCGCTGCCCCGGCTTCGCGTATTCACGCAAAAGCCAATGATACAACGCCACCGGCTTTTCGTGCGGATGCACATGCGGCCTCTGTTCGCATACATTGGCGCCGTTCCAATAAAAATCGACAATCCTCAACGGCCGCGCGAACGAAGTCCATGCAAGCTCCCCCTCCGACCTTATCTTGTCGCTTATGTGCTTGTTCCAAACAATCCATGCGTTGGTAGGCTTGAGAAACCGCGTGTAATAATTCCCCCCGAAAACAATCCGCCCCCTGCTCACGCGCGCCAGCTCGACGAAATACTCCCTGCCCGGAATGCGCTCGTTTCCATACTTGGTTTCATGCCGGTAAAATTTCGACTTCCTGTCCTTGCGCCAATTTTTGCCAATCCCATACGGCGGATCAACAATCGCCAAATCGAAATGCCCGTCGGGAAACCCCCGCATCAGTTCCATGCAGTCGCAGTTGCGAATATCGAGCTTTCCGTAAGTTTTCATGCCCCCGCCCCTCCTTCCCCCCCCTGCGTCCTGAGTCCTGTGTCCTGCGTCCCCTCATTATTCATTTTACATTTTTCATTCTCCATTAGGCCGCAGGCCGCCCCCACCCCTCCTTTCCGCGCGCGCGCGGCGCGAATCAACGCGACGCACGCCGCGCGCGCGAAAGTGCTGGCAAAAGCGCATTCGCAAAACTCGCCCCCGAACCCGGTAATTCCAACATACCAGCGGCCTTTGTCTTCAGGACAAAAACTTGCCGCGGCATCCCCGAATTTCCCCAGCCACGGCATCACCGCGTTCGCGTCGGTTGCGAATTTGTCGAACCCCTTCTTGCGCTCCAACGTGAGTCCCTCGCCACCCTTGCGTTTGGTCCGCCAAAACACGTTCGGCAACTCCGTGTCATCGCGCCACCCCGCCACCCCCACGGCGAAAACCCCCGAAAGCTCGCCATCCGTTTTTGTGTCAAGTTCGTCACTCATTTCCCGCCTCCATTTTTTTCTTTTTCTTACGCTCATTCCCCCCCCCCGCTTTCCAATCAAGTTGAAGTCTTTGGCCACGGCCTCCGCGACATCCCTGTTCGAGCAACAAGGCGGAAGCATGTCGATTACGCCCTCAATCCGCCTCACCAGCGCCTCCCCGTCGCCCGCGTCAATCACGGCCACGGGCCAAATCTTAAACGGGAAGACGGCCTCCGCGCATTTTTCATTGGCGAACAACTCGCCATTATCGCACAGCCACATCCGCCGCGCCCGTATTCGTTTCGTTTTGTTTTCAGTCTTCATTGTATTATCTGTGTTAATCTGTGCCATCTGTGGATAAAATTGTTTGTAGTGTTTGTATTATTTTCATGTTTCAGCCTTCAGCCCCTCAGCCCCTCCCCTACCAGTGCCCCCCGCCCCTAATCTCACCCGCGCCCGCCTCCCCGAACCCGCACCCCGCCTTCACAAAATAACGGTCCGGGTCCACGATGTCCTTCAGCGCGTCATGCTGCGTCCCCCTCCCCGTGTATTCCTCGTATGCCAGTATGCTCTGCCGGCAGTCCTCGACCACATACCACTTCGGACAGTTCAAAATGCTCACCGGCGCCGACTCGTCATAATCAAACCGCTCCGCCAGCATCTGCAACGTCTCGTCTATCCCGCTGCCCGGCGCCGGCTCGAAATCCATCCTCGGCCCCGTCAGCCGCCCCCGCGAGTCGCGATTCTCATCATACAGCAACTCAATCAAACTAGTCCCCTCATCCTCGCTCGGCACCTGCGCCCCCCCCATGCGCGAGTCCATCAACCGCCGCGAAATCTTCTCCGCCCGCGAGTAATCCCACACCCCCGTCTCCTCGTTGTAAACCGCGCCCTCGAGTTTTAATATAAGCTGCTTATACGCGACAATCCCCCGCCCCGCCCCGTCCCTCTGCGCCGGCCCCGGACGCCAGTCGATTCTCCGCCCCCCCTCCGCGCTCTCATTGGGCGGCAGCGCCCACTCCCCGTGCCCCTCCCAGTCCGGCCACTCCCGGTAAACAATCGTGTGCCCCGACGGCGTCGCCAGATACCACTTGATAAACCAGTTTTTCGCCCCCCCTGGATCGATGACGCAGAATCTTGTTCCAAGATTCGGTTCACTGTTCACGGTTTCCGGTTTACGGTTTTGCGCTTCCGCGCCAGTTTGTTTTTCACGCTCTCCAACTGGCGCGGCCGCGCCAAACCGTAAACCGTAAACCGTAAACCGTGAACAAAACAATTCGCGGCTTATCACATGCGCCCTCCTCGAAAACCTCGCAAACGCCCCGGCGATCTGTTTGTCCGCCCACCCATACGCCCGAATCTTCACCTGCTCCTCCGGCGCGTCCTTGAGCTTC